GTTGGTATAAAGACAGGGCCGCAGATTAAGAGGAAGATTGCTCTTAAGGCTGAAAACTATGTCGTCTAAATAAATAAAAAAAGTGTAAACAAAAGTTCATGTCGGCAATCATAACGGATCAAATAAGAATATTAAATGCAAAAAATTTCGTTGCTGGTGTATCCACTTCGACTAATTCTTATTATGCCTTTGTGGGTTTACCTAACCCAACTAGTATTCAAACTGATTGGGATTCTAATCCTCCTGCACCAATTGACAGTTTCAATAACATGAATGATTACTATGATAGTATGATTGCTGTTAAGAGGATAACTTCTGCTGATGTAAAACAAATAGTTCCAAAACAAAACTGGAGTTCTGGAACCACATATGATTATTATAGACATGACTATAGCATATCCAATGCACCACCAAACTCTGGAGGAACATCATTATATACAGCAAACTTCTTTGTTGTAAACAGTGATTTTAGAGTTTATGTTTGCTTACAGAATGGAACAACACCTGAAACACCAGATGGAAAACCATCTCTAGACGAACCAACTTTTACAGATTTAGAGCCAAGAACTGCAGGTACATCTGGTGATGGATACATTTGGAAATATTTGTATAGCATAAAACCAGCAGATTTGATTAAATTTGATGCAACTGATTTCATGCCAGTTCCATTAAATTGGGGTGATAACGCTGCAGATGCTGCTGTTAAAAATAATGCAACAGATGGTGGAATTAAAGTTGTCGTTGTTAGAAATAGAGGAACAGGTATTGGAACTGCTAACCAAACTTATACAAGAGTTCCAATTAAAGGTGATGGATTTAATGCAGAGTGCACTGTTGTTGTTAACAATGATGCTCAAATAGAGAGTGTCACAGTATCTAATGAGGGATTTGGTTATACTTATGGTAATGTTGATTTAGCTGCTGGATCCGTTCCAACACCAACTGCTCCTCCACAACTTGATGTTATTATTCCACCACCAGGTGGTCATGGTGCAGATATCTATAGAGAATTAGGAGCAACTAATGCTTTATTATATGCAAGAATAGAAAACGACCCTGAAAACCCAGATTTTATAACAGGCAACCAAATTGCTAGAATAGGTATTATAGAAAATCCTAAAGCATTCGGATCTAATCAGTTGCTTACTTTAGATAAGGCGAGTGCTGCGTTTGGATTGAGACTAGCAGGAACTGGGTATAGTTCTGTTACATTTACACCTGATAGTTTAATACAACAAACTGTTGGAACAGGTGTTACCGCCTATGGAAAAGTGATCAGTTATGATCAAGTAACTGGTGTTTTAAAATACTGGCAAGATAGAACAATTGCTGGATTTATTACTGCAACTGGATCTGTTTCGACTGCACAAACAGCGTCTGCAGCAATTTATGGATATAATACAACAAGATTTACTGCTGACCCAGATGCTGGTGGTAATGTGACAATTGTTGGTGGTAGTTCTAACTTATCAATTAGTACAGTTTTTTCAGGTCTTTCTACCTCAATAAATAATAGAACATATTACCTTGGTCAATCATTTACTAAGGGAGTTTCTAACCCAGAAATAGACAAATACTCTGGAAATATGATTTATGTTGATCACAGACCATCAATTACAAGATCTTCCAATCAAAAAGAAGACATCAAAATAATATTACAGTTCTAATTAACTATGGCTCAGCAAACCAACCTTAACGTTTCACCATATTTTGATGATTTCGACCCGAATGATAATTATCATAAGGTTCTTTTCAAGCCTGGATTTCCTGTTCAAGCAAGAGAATTATCAGGTCTTCAATCTATATTACAGAATCAAATTGAAAAATTTGGTCAACATTTTTTCAAAGAGGGTGCAAAGGTAATACCAGGTAATACTGCGTATTCAACTGAATATTTTGCCGTAGAGTTAAATAATAGTCATTTAGGAGTTCCTGTAGAATTTTATATTGATCAGTTAATTGATAGAAAGATAATTGGTGCATCAACAGGTGTAACTGCAATAATTAAACAAATTATAAAATCAGATAACTCTGATAATGGTAATTTAACACTTTATATTTCATACATGTCATCAGGTGTTGAAGATAACTCTATCAAAGTATTTGCGGATGGTGAATTATTAATAGCAGATAGTGATATTGTTTCTGGGCCAGATAATAACGCTTTTATACCATCAGGTGAATCATTTGCTTCATGTATTGCAAACAATGCAACATCAACTGCTGCTTCTTTTTCAATATCAAATGGTGTATATTTTATAAGAGGTAATTTTGTTCAAGTTCAAGATGAAACTATTATATTATCACAGTATGACAACACTCCTAGTGCGAGGATAGGTTTAAGAGTTGAAGAAGATATAATTAATGCTGATGAAGATGAGACATTAGCAGATAACTCAAAAGGATTTAATAACTACGCTGCACCAGGTGCTGATCGTTTAAAAATAGCTGTAAGTTTATTTGCTAAACCATTAGATGATTTTAATGATTCTAATTTTATTGAATTAGCAGTGATTGAGAATGGTATTTTAAGATCTCAAAAGAAAAACACAGAATACAGTTTTATCAGAGATGAATTAGCTCGTAGAACATTTGCTGAATCTGGTGATTATATGGTCAGAAGTTTTGGTGTTTCTTTGAGAGATTCTTTAAATGATAATGTAGGGAATAATGGAGTATATCAAACTGGTCAATTTACACAAGGAGGAACACTTGCAAGTGATGATCTTGCAGTTTATCAAATTTCACCTGGTAAAGCATTTGTTAAAGGTTATGAAGTAGAAACTATTAGTTCTACTTACATAGATTGCCCTAAAACAAGAACCTCAAAGTCACTGGAAAGTCAAGGTGTTGCATATAAAACAGGAAATTCAGTAAGAATGAATAATGTTTCTGGTGCACCCAATATTGGAATAGGTAACACATATATTGTCAGTTTAAGAAATCAAAGACAAGGTTCAAATCAAAGAACTGCTGGTGGATCTGAAATTGGTGTGGCAAGAGTTTACGATTTTGCTTTAGAATCAGGTTCTTATACAGCATCAAATTCTTCTGTTAATGAATGGGATGTATCTTTATATGATATTCAATTATTTTCTAAATTAACTCTAAATGAACCTATTACACTAAGCATACCAACACAAATAAAAGGAAAATATAGTGGTGCTACTGGATTCTTAGTTAATGCTGTAAGCAATAGCACCTCTTTAGAGATATATGAAAAAACTGGAGAATTTGTAACTAATGAACCATTTGAAATAAATGGAATTGCAAATAACCGTGTGGCAACTGCAGTAACATCTTTTGGTATGCAGGATGTTAAATCAGTCTACGGTGGCCCTGATTTAGGTAATGTTGGTTTTGCAAAAACATTTAATGGAGATGTGATACAAAGAGCCGTGATTGAATTTGGTGATGCTAATATGACATCAGCAACTGGGTCAGGTGCAGTTTCTATCAGCACGATAACTAGTGGAAATCCACTATTTCCAGGTACATTAAAAGTAGGAAACATACTTAGATTTGGTGGTTTAGGAAATAATGATAAATCTCTCGTAAGAATCACTGAGGTCAATACAACTAATGTTGTGGTAACTGGTGTTACAACTGTTTCTGGTGTAACGGAGGGTGCTTTATATAAAGGAAGTGCTGGAACTTCATTACAAGTGCCAGATTTAACATTATTAACATCACCACTGGAGAGATCTACAGAAAGTAGATTATATTCTTTAATGCCTAAAGCATTTATTTCAGATGTTGATTTAACTAATTCTACACTTACCATCAGAAAATCATTTGATGTTGATGTTTCTATTAATCCAAATACAGGTCTGGGTCAACTTTCTGCTGCGTTGACTGCAGGATTGAATGAATTTTTCTTACCATTTGATGAAGAAAGATATGTATTCATGAGATCTGATGGAACCACTGTTGCATTAAGAGATGATATGTTCATCTTCACAGGTGGTAATACAATTATGCAAATAGAAGGGTTGGGTGCAGCAACAACAGGATGTACATTGATAGCAACTCTTTCAAAAAGTAAACCAACTGCAAAAATAAAAAGATTAGATCGTGTAAATTCAATTGTTGTAAATTATTCAAAAGATAGTGCGTCTGGTGTTGGTGGAACGACATTAAATGATGGATTATCATCTGGTAATTTTCCTATAGGAACAAGAGTTCAAGACAATAAAATAGTTTTAAATGAAGCAGATGTAATTAAAATACATGGAGTTTTTGAATCTAATGATACTTCAGAAGCTTCTGCACCTAAGATGACATTAACATCTTTAAATGGCCCATCTGGTAAAACAACAGATTTAGTGATAGGAGAAAAATTAATTGGTCAAAATAGTGGTGCTGTTGCCATCGTCGCTGAAACAGTCACAGATGCTCAAATAACATATATTACACAAAATGAGACGGCATTTGAAGAAGGTGAAGTTATTGTATTTGAAGAATCAACTGTTCAAGGTTTAATTACTACTTTAGATAATCCTAGTAGAAATATATCATCAAATTTTACTTTTAATAATGGTCAAAGAAGCACATTTTATGATTATGGATATCTTACAAGAAGAGCAAATGCTAAACCACCTAAGAAACAATTAAAAATATATTTCAAAAATGGTTACTATGAATCTACTGATGAAGGAGATATTACAACTAGAAATTCTTATAGTAGCTGGAACTTTAGTAAAGATATTCCACAAATAAATGGTGAATATGTAACAGATACAATTGATATAAGGCCAAAAGTTGCAACATATCAAGTTCTTGAAAACGTTAGATCACCACTAGAATTTTTTGGAAGATCATTCACATCTTCTGGAAATTCTGCCTCTAATATATTAGCATCTGATGAAACAATCACCGTTAATTTTTCACATTTTGTTGGTAGAGTTGATAGAATTTTCTTAGATAAAACTGGAAAATTTCAAATTAAATATGGAGATCCATCTGAAAGAAGAGAGAGACCAATTGCAGTTGATGATGCCATAGAAATAGCAAGTATTCTTTTACCACCTTTCCTCTTCTCTCCTAAACAAGCGAGTATTGATTTCTTAAAATATAAGAGATATAGAATGCAAGATATAAAAGATCTTGAAGAAAGAATTAAAAATCTTGAATATTACACTTCTCTTTCTATGCTTGAAACGCAAACATCTAACTTGTTTGTTCCTGATGTTGATGGATTAAATAAATTTAAATCTGGATTTTTTGTAGATAATTTTACCAGTCTTAAACCACAAGAAACTAATGGATTTAAAGTTAAATGTAGTTTAGACCCTGCTCACAATGAATTAAGACCCCAACATTACTGTACTCAAGTAGACTTAATGCCTGGCCCTGTAGAGGGTGTTGATACTAACACTGATCGTGCTTTTCTCGCTGCTGAAGGAACAAATATTAAAAAAAGTGAAGATGTTGTAACTTTAGATTTCACTGAAACAGAATGGTTAAGTCAACAATTTGCAACTAGAACAGAAAGTGTCACACCTTTCTTGGTAAGTTTCTGGCAAGCAACTGTTAAATTAAATCCATCATCAGATACATGGACAGACACAGCAAGAATTGATGCAAAAATAATACAACAAGAAGGTAATTTTGCTGGAATCATGGCACAAGCTATGCAAGAGTTTGGCGTTGATCCACAAACTGGAATGGCTCCAATACAATGGAACTCATGGGAGACACAATGGAGTGGAACAGATTTTACAGAAAGAACCAGAAATAGGCAAGAGTCATCTTCAGTAACTGAAGAAGAAATTATTAAAGCAGGTTGGATTAATGGTGGATCTGGTGTTAACCACTCACAAGATGTTACTACAACAACCACAACAGTTCTGCAAGATACTATTCGTGATACATTTAGAACTGATCATCAACAAAGAACGGGAACAAGAAAAATTGTTACTGAACAATTTGATAATGAATCAATAGGTGATAGAGTTGTAAGTCGTGATGTCATCATGACAATGCGTTCAAGAAACGTTCAATTTAGAGTAACAAAATGCAAACCACTCACACAATTATACGCTTTCTTTGATGGTGTTGCTGTAACAAAATATTGCACTCCAAAACTATTAGAAATAACAATGAGTTCAGGAACTTTCCTAGTTGGTGAAACAGTTGTTGGAGTAATGCCAGGACAAGGTATACCATCAGATGGAACAGACATACCTGCAATTAAATTTAGAGTGGCACAGGCAAACCATAGAACAGGGCCATATAATGCTCCCACTGAAGTTTTTGCCAAGAATCCATATATTTCTCAAGTTGGTGCAACTGGTCTAGAAACTTTCTTAGGAACACCAGGTTTAGTTCAACTAGCATCTGCTAGTGGTGGTGCTACAGATATGCCAGCAACATATTCATCCACATCAACAATATTAAACATAGATACTAAATCATTAGCGGATCAACCACAAGGAGATTTCTTTGGATTTGCACATAGTAATATGGAACTTAGAGGTCAAACTAGTGGTGCTCAAGCAAAAGTTACAAGAATGAGACTAATTTCTGATTTGGGTGCAAACTTAATCGGTAGTTTCTATATTCCAAATCCAAATAGTGGTAATCATCCTAGATTTGAAACAGGAACTAAAACATTTACCATGATTGATAACACAACAAATGATCAAGAAAATACAGATACATTTGGTGAGGATACTTATACTGCTTCTGGAACATTAGAAACAGTTCAAGAAAATATTATTTCTACAAGAAACGCTATAATTCAAACTAGACCAACTAAGGAAGAAAGAAGTGTTAGACAAATGACAGGATCTACTGTCATGAAAACAGAGGCTATCAGCACATCTGATACTGAAACTAGAAGAGATCGTTGGTATGACCCATTAGCACAATCTTTCCAAGTTACAGAGAGTGGTGGTATCTTTATAACAAGTTGTGATATTTACTTCCAAACTAAGGATGACATGGATATTCCTATGACATTCCAAATTAGAACAATGGAAGGAGGAACTCCAACACAAAAAGTTTTACCATTCTCTGAGATAATTAAAGCACCTGATCAAATACAGGTATCACAAAATGGAACAGTTCCAACTAGATTTGAATTTGAAGCACCAGTATATCTTGAAGGTGATAATACTGAATATGCGATATGTCTAGCATCATGGTCTACCAAATATAAAGTATTCATCTCAAGGATTGGAGAATCTGATTTATTAACAGATGAATTTATATCACAACAACCATATCTAGGATCTTTATTTAAATCGCAAAACGCTTCTACATGGGAACCAAGTCAGTGGGAAGATCTTAAATTTATAATTAATAAGGCTGTATTTGAAACTGAAGGAACTATGGAGATATATAATCCCATTTTATCCGAAGGTAATAGACAGGTTGCAAGGTTACAACCAAATTCAGTTAATTTAAATTCAAAACGACTTAGAGTTGGTATTGGAACATCATTAACAGATACGGTTCTTACTTTAGGAAATACAATTAATCAATTAGCAGTGAGTGATGGAACAACTGATTTTTCTGCAGCATCAAATGCCTCTGGTAATTTTGTTGGTAGTTCAGGTATTGGAACAGGAAATATGGGTATTATTAACGCAGGTATAGGATACTCTGGAACTGGAACTTTCGATTATGTTGGAGTTGCTCTTACTAATATAACCTCTGGTGGTGATTTTATGACTGCAGATGTAAGAGTTACTGATGGTTCTGTTGCCATAGCTACAATTAGATCCTCTGGTAGTGGATTCCAACAAGGTGATGTGCTTGGTATAGGAACAATCACTGCAGAAGATGGAAGTTCCATAGGTGGTATAAATGCTAGATTATCTGTTGTTTCGATTGGTAGAACTGATGAGTTAATATTAGATAATGTTCAAGGTGACTTTGCCTTAAATGGATTATTAACATATACTCATCCAATCACTGGAATTACAACAACATTAAATACAGAAAAATTTGGAGGTCTTGGAAGTTGTAGAGCACAAAAAATTACAAGTGTAAGTGATGGATTGCATTTCACAGTTGATCATAGAAATCATGGTATGCATCATGAACAAAATAGAGTAACACTTTCTAATGTTGAAACTGACATAGTTCCAACAAAACTTTCATTACCTTATGGTAGTAATTCAACATCAACAATATCTGTTGAAAGCACTGACAATTTGACAACTTTTGAAAACGTTGCTGTTGGTGCTACTAACCCTGGCTATATTAAAATACAAGATGAGGTAATTAAATATACAGGTGCTTCTGGTGGATCTATTACAGGTATTACGAGAGGTAATAATGCTAAAGGATACATTAAAGGAACTCCTGTTCGTAAATACGAATTGGGTGGTGTATCTCTAGCAAGAATTAATAGAACTCATCTAATGAGTGATGTTACCGATAGAGATCCAAATCCAATCACGTTTGATAGTTATACAATTAAAGTTGACACAGGAGATTTAACTGCTGCACAAACTGGATTACCATTCTCAGCACCAAATAGAGAGAGTGCTGGAAGTGCTGCAAGTAATCCAAAACTATACTTTAATGACAGTAAATCAACAGGTGGATATCATGCTCATGCTACACAAAATATTCCTTTCCAAATTATTCAACCAAATGTTGCTAACATAACAGTACCTGGTACTACGATATCTGCTGAGATGAAAACAATATCTGCAGCAAGTTTGGGTAATGGATTGGGTCAAGGAATTGATGTTCCATTCTTAGATAAAGGAAGTGAGTCTGTAACTTTAAATAAGACAAACTATTTGTCATCTACAAGAATGATAGCATCAAGAATTAATGAAACTAGTAACACGGTGACTCAAAACGCTTCTGGTGATAGGTCATTTAACATGACATTAACATTAGAAACAACTGATCCTAATATATCTCCAGTTGTAGATTTACAGAGAATGAGTGCAGTTTTAGTTTCTAATAGAGTTGATGCTCCAATTACTAACTATAAAGAAGATTCTAGAGTCAATAGTTTATTTGATGATCCTACAGCATGTCAGTATGTTTCTAGAGAAAATACTTTATCAAATTCTGCATCATCAATTAAAATAATTCTTGATGCTCATATTAATGAATTCTCTGATATAAGAGCGTATTACGCGATTAGTTCTACTCCAAACTTTGATCCTATATTTGAACCATTTCCTGGCTTTAAAAATTTAAATGATCAAGGTCAAGTAATTAATCCTGCTGAAAGTGATGGTAGACCTGATAGATTTATTCCAAAAGCAGATGCTGGTGGATTTAAGAGTAATGAATTAACATTTAGAGAATATGAATTTAATATGGAAGATTTACCACCTTTCAAATTCTATAGAGTTAAATTTGTTTTAACATCTACAAATCAAACATATGTTCCTAGAGTTTCTAATCTAAGGGTAATCACACTAGCATAATGAAAGATTACATTCCAGTTGAGGGTAATGGCGATTTAGTTAGAGATCCTTACACTGATCAAATTATTAACACCAACACGAGTGCATATCAACAATATATTACTCGTCGCCAAAAACGTAAACTTGAAAAAGAAAAATCTTTAAATTTAGAAGAAGACCTTGCTAATTTAAAGAGTGAGATGAGTGAAATAAAATCACTACTAAAGGAGTTAGTAAATGGCAACTAAAAAAATTACTTTTGATCCAGAAGCTGGTGCTGCCCATGCAGCCAACTTTACGATGCTTGGTGGTGCGAATTTTGAAGGTAACTTTGAAGTTGTAGGAACATCAAATACTGCATTTAATCTAGAGGGATATTCTGGTTCATCTCAAATGACTAAGAGTGTTTCCATAGGATCGACTGCTTTTCCTGCAGCAACTTTTGCTGTTGGTTTTACAAGTGCTGCTGATGGTAAGGTTCGTATATCATTGGGTGGAACTCAAACTAAAACATTAGAAGAAGGTCGATATGTATATGATGTGATCGTTAGTTCTGGAAATACTTTCTATAGGTTAGCTGATGGTAACATTCTTGTTCGACCTGGCATATCGTCAATCTCCGCACTATAAATATGGATAGAGGTATAGTATAAATGGCTCAACCATCCACTAGATCAGAATTAATCACCTATGCTAAAAGACAGTTAGGTGCACCAGTATTGGAAATCAACGTTGCAGATGAGCAAGCTGAGGATATATTGGATGATGCAATTCAATACTTTCAAGAACGTCATTTTGATGGAGTATATCCAACATTTTTAAAATATGAAGTTACTGAAGACGATATAAAAAGAGGAAGATCAAGAGGAGGAAATACTGATAACGTAGGTATTACCACACAAACAGCAACATCAACGATTGATGGTCAATCGATTTCATTTACTTTCAATGAAACATCAAATTATTTGCAAGTTCCACCAGACATTCTCGGCATTACAAAAGTGTTTCATTTTGATGGATCAAATAGAATGGCAAGTGGTATGTTTAGTTTGAAATATCAATTGTTTTTAAATGACGTATATTTTTATGGTTCAACTGAGTTGATGACATATGCAATGACAAAGACATATCTTGAGGATATTCAATTCTTATTAACCACACAAAAACAAATTAGATTTAATAAAAGACAAGATAGACTATATCTAGATATTGATTGGTCTAGTATTAATGAGGGAGAGTTCCTTGTTATTGATTGTTATAGAACACTAGATCCTAATGATTATGCTAGAGTTTTTAATGATTCATTTTTAAAACGATATTTTACTGCACATCTTAAAAAGCAGTGGGGTCAAAACTTAATGAAATTCCAAGGAGTTAAATTACCTGGTGGAGTCGAATTAAATGGTAGACAAATCTATGATGATGCAATCAATGATATAGCACTCATCAGAGAGCAAATGTCTAACACTTACGAACTACCACCACTTGACTTTATAGGATAATATAATGGCACTAAATCCATTCTTTCAGCAAGGCTCCTCTGGTGAACAGAGTCTCGTTCAATCTTTGATTAACGAGCAGTTGAAGATGTATGGTGTAGAAGTTCATTATATGCCAAGAAAATTTGTCAGTGAGAAATCAATATTAAAAGAAGTAGTCCAATCAAAATTTGATGACGCATATCCAATAGAAGCATATATTGATAACTTCGATGGTTATGATGATATGCCGTCTACTTTATCAAAGTTTGGTATACAAGCAACTAACGAAGTGACGTTAATTATATCAAGAGAAAGATTTGAGACATACATATCTCCCCTAATGAAAAATGAATCTAATATTAAACTCTCCACAAGGCCAAAAGAAGGAGACTTGATTTATTTCCCATTAGGTGATCGTATATTTGAAATCAAATATGTAGAACATGAGAAACCATTTTATCAGTTAAGAGATACCTACGTTTTTAAACTAACATGTGAACTATTCCGTTACGAGGATGAGGTTATTGATACTGGTGTAGATGAAATAGATGATACTCTAGAAGCAGTAGAAGGAGCAGACGGAGAGGAGTTTCTTATTGGTGCTGGTGGCACACAGAAACTAACTCTTGTAGGAACTGCATCTCAAGCAACCGCATCTATAGGTATTGTTAATGGTGGTATTCAACAAATATTCCTTTCAAATAGAGGTAAAGGATTTACGTTTGCACCAAGAGTTGCGATATCATCTGCACCTGCAGGAGGATTGTCTGGTATTGCCACATCTAAGTTACTAAGTGGTGTCGCTATTGAAGGTAATATTAGCGATAGTAAAAAGTCTGTTGTGCAGTTTATTGATTTAATAAATCCTGGCTTTGGATATACCGCTAATCCACAAGTTCAAGTGATTGGTGATGGAACAGGTGTTGCTGCAACGTCTAAGATAGAGAATGGTGTGGTTGGTATTGTAACTATCACTTCAGGTGGTTCAGGATATACCACATCACCAACAATAACATTCACTGGATTGTCAACAGTATCTGCTGCTGCAACTGCAATTGTTAGTGCTGCTGGAACGATCTCTGCTATACATATCAGGAATGCTGGTGTCGGGTACACGGTAACACCCACCATTTCTATCGCATCACCAGGCAGCTCTGGTTCAGGTAACTACTCATTTAATGAAACAATTACTGGTGGAACAAGTGGTGCTACAGCAAGAGTTAGAACTTGGAACGCTGTTACAAATGAGTTAGAGATATATAATATCACAGGCACATTCAGGTCTGGAGAGACAATTACTGGTTCATCTTCAAGTGCATCACACTTAATTAGAGTGATTGACCTAACAAACTTTGATGATGGATTTGGTGAAAATGATGAGTTTGAACTACAAGCGGATGCTATTTTAGACTTCTCAGAGAACAATCCGTTTGGAACACCCTAAATACATGTAACAGGATATAACAATGTTTGAGTATTTTTACAACGAAATCCTAAGAAAAACAATTATCAGTTTTGGAACTCTGTTTAATGGTCTTACCATCAAGCAAGAGGGATCGACTGTAAAAGTTCCTTTGGCATATGGCCCAACACAAAAGTTTTTAGCAAGATTAGAACAAGCACCAAACTTAAGTCAAGCAACTGCAATCAGTTTGCCTAGAATGTCATTTGAGTTTACAGGTCTTACATATGACTCATCTAGAAAGGTAACAACAACTCAAACAATAGCAGTTAAGAATCCAGACGACGGAACAGATATTAAAAAGGTATTCATGCCAGTTCCATATAATATGCAATTTGAACTTGCTATTATGTGTAAACTAAATGATGATGCATTACAGTTAGTAGAACAGATATTACCATTTTTCCAACCATCATATAATCTAACAATCAATCTTGTAGATCTAATCAATGAAAAGAAAGACGTTCCAGTTGTATTAGAAAATATCACGATGCAAGATGATTATGAGGGAGACTTTACATCAAGAAGAGTTTTACTTTATACACTAAGATTTACAGCAAAGACATATCTATTTGGCCCTGTCACATCTGCATCCAAAGACATCATCAAAACTGCTACTGTTCGTTATCTTGCTGGTGGATCACAAAGCACACAAAGAGATGTTACATTCGCTGTCAAACCAAGAGCACTCAAAGACTACACTGCTGACGCTGTAACAAATCTAAGTGAAGACATAAATCCATCTCAAACAACAATTAACGTTGTAGATGGAACTGCAATCACAGTTAAGAAGTTTATCGATGTTGATGGTGAAGAGATGAAAGTCACTAAGATTACAGGTAATAAAATTACTGTTGAGAGAGGTCAAGATACTACGATTGCCAAAGCACATGTTAGAGGAACAGAGATTAAGGGTATTGACTACTCACCTAGAGAGGATAGTAACCTAGTTGAACTGGGTGACGACTTCGGATTTGACGGATCTTACACATGAAAACCGACGGATTAGATGATGCTTTCAATGTAGAAACGAGTATAGTTCCTGCAGAAATAGAAAAAGTTCAGAAAAAGGAAAAACAAAATCCTGATCATATTAGTAAGGATTATGAATATACTCGTGGTAATCTATACAGTATAATAGAAAAAGGTCAAGAGGCTATCAACGGTATCCTTGAACTTGCTCAAGAAAGTGAGATGCCTAGAGCATATGAGGTCGCAGGTCAGTTGATAAAGAACGTTGCTGATGCAACTGATAAATTAATGGATCTTCAAAAGAAACTAAAAGATGTAAATGAAGAAGAAAAACAAAAAGGCCCATCAACCGTTAACAATGCATTGTTTGTAGGATCAACATCAGAGTTATCAAAACTATTAAAAGCCCAGAGTAAAAAAGAAGATAAATAAATCAGGGAGAGGAATCCCGAAGTAATATTTTACTCATACCATG